CAAAGCAAACATGACCGGTTCGCGCGGCGGTACGGTATTTCGAAATGCAGTACAAAGTTTGATGAATCCGCGGAGCCGCGGAGCTGCGGAAGCAATGAAGCGGCTAGGCGTATCGGCAGAGCAGTTGAAAGAAACGATCGGCAAAGGAGACATAGCCGGAGCGTTGACATTTATTGCCGATGCGACCGAAAAATTAGATGCGCAAAAGAAGCAAGGCTACCTAAAAGCTATCTTCGGTCGAATGCATCTTGCGGGTGCGGTGCATTTGATGGAAGCCGTTACCTTAGATGAAAAATCTACGGAATCGTGGGCATCGGTTTCATCCGCGGTAAACAATACCGCGAACACGATTCAAGATCGTGCGGCTGAAATGCGTGCCGGTACTAAAGGCCTATATAAAGAATTCGTATCCGCTGCGGAGGAAATGGGTATCGTCACCGGAGAGACGATGCAGCCCTCGATCAATGCGTTGATTCGCGATGCTCGCGATGCGGCACGAACGTTCGGAGAATGGGCTAAGGAAAACCCCGAACTAGTCACTACGCTAAGCAAGGTTGCGATCGGAACCGCGGGGGTCAGCACGGTTTTAACCGGGCTGCTACCTCTAATGATTACGCTTCATTTGCTGTGCGGTCCCAAAGGAATCGCGGGAGTGTCCGGAGCGCTCATTAAATCGCTGTACGGGAGCGCGGTTGCTACGAAAACTCTAAGCGGAGCAATGGTCACTGCGAAGGGTAGCATGCTCGGATTTATGGGAGTGGCAGGAAATCTCGCAATGGCCGCGGCTGCGGGTTACGGGTTAGGCACCCTGATTGACCGGTGGTTAGGATTGTCGGATGCGATTAGCGGTGCCCAGAAAAACATGGAAACGTTCCACAATAGCGGAACGCGGTTCACTGCTAAGCCTGGGGACCTAACGAAAGAGGAAATCGCGGAGCTGAACTACGGTCGAAAGCAACTGGACGCGTTAGATCGGCAGATTGCAGCGCTCGAGCAGCGCGGGTCGACTGTCGGCGGGTGGACTATGCAGCTTATGGACGCGGCGCGCGAAGCTACGTTCGGATCTAAAGAAAATAGCCTGATGGATATGGGCACCGGATGGGGCGGCCAATCAGACTGGGGGCGTCTTCGTGAGCTTCGCGAGCAATACAAAAAGAAGAAAGATGAATTGCAGGCAATCAATGAACGCGCATTGCAGCGCAGCGGAGTGAAGCCTAAGCAAATCGAATCGAAGGTTGCAGCGACTTCGGAGTCGAAAGTAAACGTCGACGTCGGCGTCAAGATTGAGGATAATCGTGTGGTCGTGACGCATCCGGACGGTACAACGCAAGTGTTCAAAACCCCTGAATTGACCGGAGCGATGATGCCATGACATGGAACGATCGGTTGGTCCCCGCATCAATCGGGGGCGTGGAATTCCTGTACAAACAGGTTCGACGAACGTTCGGACGTCGACTACACATTTACGAATACGCGGGCTCCGATAAGGTCGACACCCAAGATTTAGGTCGGCGCGCTCGACCGACCACACTAAACGCGTTCGTGATTGGGGACAATTACGACGAAGTTAGGGACGCACTAATTCGTCTAGCGATGAAACCTGGAGTTTATCGATTCACCGATCCCTACATCGACGAGTTGCCAGTCCGAATCGATTCGATCGAAGTAATCGAAGAAGACGAGCAGCGGGGTATGGCCGAACTCGCCATCACCCTAATCGAAGCCGGGCCTGAAACTCCGCGTAAACCTAGGGTTAGCGCTGAGGTCGAAGTTGCAGAATCGGTTGCTCGGTTACGCGAAGATTTAGAGCAGCGCGAGCTATACAGTCTTGAAGAACAAATCAACGCAGTAGTTGACGCGGCGCGCGAGCGTGTTGGATTTGTTGTAGGGGCACTGCGCGAAGTAAACGGCCGAATCAGTTCAGTCTATGATGGAATCATGGGACTGGAAAACGAGCTAGACGAATTCGAGGGGCAAATCGAATTCCTGCTAGGTCAACCCGCTAGATTAGCCGCCGCATTGATGACGCTGATTCGCGGGGTTGCGGATCTAGTGACGCTTCCCGTCGAAGATGGTCCGGTCCCGCGGCATGCATTGATGGTCGATGTATTTCGAGCGGGAGCGTCGGTCGACCCTACTCCGCCGATTTTTCGGACGACCACGGAAAGCCGTGAGCGCGAGCTCGCGGTGATTAGAGGAGTGAACAACACTACGAGACTATCCAACGTCGCGGCTGTATCCGAAGGGATGGTGAGTGTGAGCTACACCGCGCAAGCGGATATAGTCCGTGCGCAGTCAACAGTCATGACTGAAATCGACTCTCTAGTGACTGAGATTGACGACCCGCTAATTCAGGAGGACCTGCTTACGGTTCGCGAATCGCTAATGCGGTTCTTTGCAGAAAAACGGAGCGTGCTCCCGTCAACGACCGCGGTTACGCTAATTCAAACGATGCCGTTACTGCCGATTGTCTATGAATATTACGGAGATTTGTTGCTGTTCGATGACACTATCGAACGCAACGGAATCGCGAACCCGAATCAAGTCCTCGGCGGAACCGAGGTCGAACTTTTGGAGACTAGCTAATGTTCCGAGTACGCGTCAATAATCAGGACTTGCCCGAATACGTAACATGCACGGTCATATACGGAGTCGAATCGTTGGCGCGTAACTTTGAATTGACCACGCGCATCGATTCGGGAGGCATACCATTCAAGCGCGGGGACGACGTTGTCATCTATTTAGGGAACGACATTGTATTAGAAGGGTATGTGGCCATCATTGATGGCACGAACCTTCCGGGCGAGCGCGGAGTTACGTATACCGGATATTCCTATACGATGAAACTACTAAAGGGTTCCGCGGTGTACAAAACAGGAACTTGGAAAAACGTCCCCGCGTCTCGCGTATTCGAAGACGTATGCGATACCGTCGGCGTCGGAGTGAAGATTGATTCGGAGTTGACGGCGCTGCTATCCGAGCCAGTCACGTGGAAAATCGACTCCGGGGAAACATGCTTCGATTGCCTAGAAAAGCTCGCCAAATATCGCGCGGTGTTTCTTACGTCGGATGCGGGCCGCAACTTGATTGTTACGCGAGCGTCGACGGTACCACTAAATCGAACGGTAATTGAAACCGGCGGCGTTGCGCTTGGGTGTAAGTACCGCGATTCGATCGAAGATAGGTTCTCTCATTACGTCGTCAAATCGCAGGATCGAGCTCCGGTCCTTACGTCGCTTGATGATACGGAAATAAAGCGTCAAGCAACGGTCGATGATGACGCGATGCCGTTTTTCCTCCCGCATGTCGTGCATGTTGACAGCGGTCAAGGGTCATTGTCTGATCGTGCAGAATGGGAAATGCGAACGCGTGCGGGAAGATCGGAGCGAATCGTTTATCAAGTAAACCGGTTTGTTGACGATTCGGGGGCACCGTGGCCTATTGCGCAAAATTACCAGCTGCGGGACGAGTTGCTACGCGTGGATACAGTCGCAATGCTGATAAACGTTCGGATGGAAAGCTCCGAATCGTCGGTCAATGTTAGCCTAGAATTCGGTAATGCGGAGGCTTTTGACGTAGTCAAGATTCGACCGCGGAGAAAGAACCGGGCGGGCAGTATCTTGCGGTGGGGCTAATTGAAGATAGGGGATGGTGAGTTGTGAGACTGGACGATGTACTCCGAAAACTCCGCGAACTCGAAATCCGAATCTTCGGACTGATTCGAAAGAGTCGGTTGACGGGGATCAACAATGACGCGGGATTGCAGGTTGGACAAACTGAGGGCGGCGATAGCATCGTTAGCGACGACGTGGAAATATACGAACAGTACGGATTCACCTCTAAACCCCCGCTCCGAAGCGGCGGACTCGAATTCCGCATCGGCGGAGATAGTGGGCGCGTCGTCGGAATTCTCTACGGGGGTCACGGAAGGCCGGATGACGTAGGGGACGGCGAGGTCTGCATTTGGCATAAAAGCGGCTCAAAGATTGTGTTTCGCGATGACGGTTCTATTGCGTTAGTCCCCGCGAATGGCAGCAAGGTTCACATTGGGGAGGAGCCTGGGGCTAGCGAGATTGCGCGAGCGGACCGCGTTGACGCGGAGCTAGACAAACTTCGAACGCACGCAAACTCGCACATTCACACGGCGCCGATGGGTAATACGAGCTCCGCAAATGCACCCGCGGAAGCAGCGGGGCCTACTGCTAGCGATCTGGGAATGGTATCATGATTAGAGTTTCTTTCGATTATACGACGCAAAGCGTAGAACCTGAGCTCGATTCGAATGGACACGTTGCACTTGACGGCTCGCTAGAAACGCTGGTGTTCGTGTCACTGTTTACGGACGGGCGCGCCGCGGAAGATGACGGAATCCGAGCTAAGCGGGGATGGTGGGGGAACGTTGACGCGGAGCGTACAATCGGTTCCCGCATATGGATTGACGAACAATCGTCGACGGGAGTTACTGCATTGCGTAGGATTCGAACATCGGCAATGTCCGCACTTGCTTGGATGGTCGAAGACGGGTTAGCTCAATCGGTCGATGTCACGGTTACGCGGAGCGGGCAGTGGGTAGATCTGGAAACAGTAGTCACTCGACCGGACGGAACTGTGTGGTCAAAGGTTTGGGAAAGGGCCTTAAATGGAGTATAATATTCCAACACGAGAGCGCCTAATCGGCCGAATTCTCGCCGACGTCGAAAACTCGCTGCGGACCGGAGCGACGTTTTTAACGAGCACGTTCGAATACGTATTTTCAACTGCGTTCGGCGGTGCGGTATACGGACTGTATAGATTCTCCGATTATGTGATCCGTCAAATTTTCACGGACACGTGCAGCGATACCAATCTATTGCGACACGCTGAAAGCGTTGGGATTTATCCGACGGCTGCTACTCGCGCTGAATTCGACGTGCTAATCACAGGATCTGTGGCGAACACTGTAATTCCCGTGGAAACTGTTCTCAGTCATCAGTCAGGAATTGTATATAGGACGACCGCGGAATATACACTCCCAAGCGCGGGGACATTAGAAAGAGTTGCCCGCGTTCGTTGTGAGACTAGCGGAACCGCTGGAAACAGGGTTGCCGGTGACATTCTTACCATCACGCCGGCGATTGCGGGCATCGTGAGCGAATGCGTCGTTCAAGGTACCGGTATTGTAGGGTCCGGAATCAACGCAGAGGATATTGATACCTTTCGAGCACGGTTTCGGGCGTATCAAAAATCACCGCCGCGTTCGGGGGCGTCGGGTGATTGGGTTACGTGGGCACGTAATGCAGGGGCGACGCGAGCATGGGAAATCCGTAATCACATGGGTTACGGAACGATGCTCGTACTCGTCATGTTTGATAACATTGACGATGACGGGGCATTTGTTGACGACGGCTTTCCGACTCCGGAACAACTCGAGTTAGTAGCCGCGGAACTCGATAGGGTATCTCCAGCAACCGGAACTTTTGAAGTCGGCGCGCCAACTCCCGTAGCATTAGACCCGGTCATTCGACTTGACCCGAACACTGAACAAGTTCGCGATGCCGTCACCCA